CAACAGAATAGCAGCTTTTTAATGAAAAGGGGGCTTGCGCCCCCTAGTTTACTTCTTAGCTTTTTCAGCCTTGTGAACTTCGTGACAATCGTCCTTTTCAGGATTCTGGTCGGGCTTACAAGGCTTTTTTACTTTTTTGCGTCCTTCTTCTCCTCTTTCTTAGCCTCTGCTTTAGGGGCATCTTTCTTAGCGTCAGCTTTAGGGGCATCAGCAGCAAAAGCTGTTACAGAAAAAAGAGCAGCAAATAGAGTTGCGAAAATGGTTTTCATAAGTTTCTCCAAAAATTTAAATTAAATTACTACCATTAGCTCGTCACCGTTCCCAGGCCTGAGTTATATGTAATAACGAGTACCTGGGATGAGGTCAGGACTACCTAATTCTAATCATCGTTAGCTAACTTAGCAAAGTAAGACAGCGACTCTTCATCGTCATCAAAATTTACATCCTTCTTTTTAGCTACTGGTGTAGGTTTAGCTACTGCTTTAGGACGCTCATTTTCTAACGATACTTCTTCAGCACGTGGAGTAGCTCCAGATGCGTTTAATACCTGTTCTAGTTTTTCTTTTAGCTCATCATAAGACTTGAAGTGCTTAAGATCTAAAAATTCATTAAGGGAATGCTGTTTAGCCCAAACATGTTCTAGCTCTGCATCATCATCAAGTAGAGGTGCTGAATTATCAAATGAAGACTTATCGTAGTTACGATACCCTTCTACCTGACGGATCTTAAGTTTAAAGTTAGCACCCTTCCAGAAATCAAACGGGTTAATGGGCTCTTCATCTTCGAACTGAGGTTGCATAACATCTTTAATCTTATCGAAGATTTTCTTACCATACTTGTAAAGAAAGATTTTACCTTCATTTTCTGGATGTGCAGGATCTTTTACTACAAAGATATTAGAAATATAAGTCAGACGACGTTTTTGTTTGCGTACCTGATCCTTATCCGATTCTAAACCAGTATTCCATAAACGGGTATTCAACTCTGATACTGGGTCCGGTTTACCTAGTGTAGTTAAAGAATTTTCGATATACCACTTACCTGTAGGTCCTTGGAAACCATGGTTCCAAATACGTACCCAGGGTAGCTCTTCGCCTTTAGATGGGGGTAGAAAGCGAATAATAGCTGAACCGTTGCCAGCTTTATCTACTTCTGGTTGCCAGAAGCGCTCATCTTTCTTTTGTTCTTGTGTTTGCGGTTGTGCAATCTTCTCAACCTCTTTCATAAGGTCAACAAAAGAACCGCGATTTTTCTTTAGTGCTGCAAAGTCTATTGCCATGTATATTCTCCGTATTTGCGATGTATGAACGATGTATTAGCGACGTTTGTTAAAATTATTATTACCATGATAACTATAACCAACTATCTCTGTACTATCATCGTTATCTGATTCTATTTCAGATAACATATTATATATGTATTTGCGATGCTTTTCAACTTTACTTCCCTTAACTACTTTATGGATTTTTTTCTCTCTATCCCATTCCATATTTTTCTTGTACGTCATATAAAAAAACAAGCCTCCTATTTTTCTGAAACAGCGATGTATGGCCAGGCAGAAACTCTTTTTGTAATTTCTGTTTGATTATGTGTTAATTTTATTATAAAACGCTGCATGTCCTTCATCTGTTCATGTAATATAGACATATTTTCATTTAATATAGCCATATCATGCTCTAATTGCTTTATTTTATTAAGATTGATATCCAGTTTTTCTTCTAAAAGATCCATGAACTTTTTCTTTATTATATGATAAGAAGGGTGTATACTTTTTTACTATTCGTGACACATCTGGCCATATGAGATCATCCTTCAAACTGATATCCAAATCTTCAACAAATTTAGTTAAATTATTTAGGATTACTAATGTTTCTATAGAGATGTCTTGTCGTAAATACATTTTTAAAATTAAGGGGTGGTGACCGGTTGATAAGCACTCTGCTATAGTCATTGTATGTTTTTCTGCAGTAAAAATCAACTTATCTAGTTCTTGATCGAATGTATATGAGATAGATTCTAAACGTTTCTTCCATTGCGTATAACGTGACTTAGCTTCTACATCAAACACACCACCCCATCGATCCCCCGATACAAAGTTTGCTACTAAAAAATTAACTA